GGAATACGGGCACATTCACCAATACGATCCTGAGTGGCAATAATTTGACGCTCGGCTCAATCTCGCGTAACTGGAATGATAACCTGATCACCAATCAGACCTTTTTTGCGCCATCGGGGGTCACGCAATCAGCAAGCAGTGGCGTATATACAATGACGACGCCAGCCACACTTGATTCATTTGGCGCCTCTCGCCTGGATTTTTGTGAGCAGTTGGTCGATTTCATCCTCGATGTTGATCTCAAGGTAAACAATGGCACCAACAGCAATTCCGCTGAAGTTGGTGTCACCTACCGGCAAATTAGCTGGCAGGCAACCGTCAATAACACGATGGGGTATTACGTCGGACTTGACCCATTCCCCTCTCCCGGACGGATATTGTTTGGACATGGCTCAAATGGATCAACTGACGCATATACTTCAATTACCACATCCACACAGACGGTAAATGTCAACACCACATATCATCTCAAAATTGTTGTGTCAGGGACAAGGCACCAGATCTATTTTAATAATGGAACAACACCTGCTATTGACATGATTGACAGTACCTATCAGCAGATCGGGGGTTTTGGCTTTCGCCAATTTAATTGGTCGGTCTCTCCAACAACCTCGATCACCACTTCCTGGGATAATCTTGTTATCTCGCCTCTGCAATCAGGAACGTGGCAATCAAGCGCAATCTCACTGAGCAGTCTCGGCTCATGCGGCAATTCTGCCATCTACTGGACTGAGCAAGGCACAAGCAATCAAGCGCTTGCTTCCGTCCAAATTCAAACGAGTATTGACGGAGGGAGCACATTTCAGTTTTGCACGAATCAAGGGGCAATCCCGAACTTGCCCAGTGGGACGAACGTCAGCGGTAAAACGCTCATCGTGAAAGCGATCCTCAATACGATCTCGCAATCCTACATTCCGGTGCTCTCGCAAATGGTCTGGCGCGTCTTGGGGGCCTACCCCGGCGCATCGGGCACACGCTCAACCGTCCCGCTCGGCAATGATACCGCTATACGAGGCAATGTCGGCTCAGGCTTCGGTACAGGGACGGACGGGCAGACCTACACGCAGGTAGGCACGGCAACGACTGATCTCTCTGGCAACGAGATGCAAGTCACGAATACGACCGGTGATGTGCATATGGTCTACGGGTCGCGCACGACAACCGATCAAGATGCAACGGTACGTTTCAGTCTCTCAGCGGCGACGATCTCAGGTGGAATGGAGTTGCGCTACCAGAATAGCACCCACTTCTATCGGCTCTCAGCGAGCACTACGACGCTCTCTCTCGTCAAAGCAAGCAGCACACTCACAACGCTCGCAACCGCATCTGTAACACTCTCTACAAACGTCTACTACTATTTGCGCTTCAGAGTCACGAATAGCGGTCCTGCGCAACTCAGCGGGAAGGTGTGGGCAAGTGGGACATTGGAACCGACAACATGGCAAGTAAGCGCTTTAGGATAAGGAGAAATCATGACAGCACTCATCAATTATCATCTCGCGACCGATCAAAACGACGTACTGGCAACACTGACTGCCCACACATGCCCGGATGACGGGTACGTGTACGCATGGGTTGATCCGGTCTACAATCTGCTTGTGTGGGAACTGGGAGCGTGCCCAGTTGACACGGTAATTGCCAGCCTGCAAACGAACATCGGCAATTTCGTGAACTCGCACTGGAACTACACGGATACGATTGCCGATCCTCATCAACGCATTCTCACGATTATCAGTCAGTCGCGAGCAGACGCGGTGAACTGGCTCAATTTACACACGACAGCGGACATTGCCGGGTATGTGGCAGGACAGACGACGCAATTGCAAGGGTATATTCTCGATGCAATGAATACGCAGGGGATCACGGTATCTCAATGATGAAAGAGGTATAACAGGTGGCAGATTTTACTAGCCTCGTGCTTAATTTAAATACAGGCGCAAGTGATGCGAGCCCAACCTGGACCAACTTTACATGGGCAGGGGCAAACTATGAAATGCGATTATGTGGTTCTGGGGTAGGAAACGGGTCAACCGCATCTGCAAGTTGGTTCCCTTACACCCGACCCGGCACAGTGGGCATTATTCCTGAGATGTGGGTTTACACCGGCTCTGATGCATCAGGCGGCGCAAAAGTAACAACGTATGACGGTACCTCTGCCCATTACATGCAATTCAGAATTAACTGGGACAATACCGGCACATATGGATCAGCGCCAATTATCAGCGCATGGGCTACTACTGGCTTGCCTGCCGCCACACCAGGATCACAGCCGGGTACTGGTGATGGCACGTCTGCGATCAATGGGCAGAGTAGCGATACCAGTAGCACGAGTTACCTCAAGGCAAACGCCTATGGACAAGGGCTCACATCGGGTGGATCACAGCAAACACCGGGATCTAACGCGGCGGGTACACTTTCGGCGACGGTTGGCAGTGCTGGTGCGGCTACTCCTGGTAGCGCGGCATGGCTAGCTACATGGCAGAGTTTACAGGCGGCAACTCAGTATATACAGAATGGTGGTACCCCACAGGCTATTACAGCGGGGTTGTGGTATTTCGTGCTTTCACAGTATTCCGGGCCAAACCAGACTGGGGGAACGCTGGTTTATCAACTTGGGTATCAGTATACATGGGTCTAGATGCCACGCCGTTGCCATTCGGACATTTCAGAAATGAACTTGTCTTTCTTGCGACGGTTACAGACTGCATGGGTGGAAAGACGGTATAGCATGAATCAGATAAATAGCATCCATCGCTATAGCAAAGCTAGCAAACTCCTTGCCGGGGGATCTATCTGGAAAGTTACGTTGTCTTCAGGGAAAGTCATCGAAGAGGATCAGCCTTCTTTTGATCTGCTCAGGGGTCATCGGAATATAGATTGGTATCTCGACATTGCCAGTACAGGGGACTGCGCACGTATCAAGGAACTTACGATCTGTACCCTTGCAGGGGAATACACATTAGCTATTAGTGAGCCATACAGCGCCTTTCAGTTCAAGCAGGGCATGCTTTCAATTATGACAGGAGAACGACAGGCAAACGCGCACATCATCGGGCGGGTGGATAACAAAGAAACAGGCGATTGTACATGCATTGTGTGGAGTTCCGTTGATCAAATGCTCCACACTAACCACCGAACGAATATTCATTACTTTACCTCATGGCGACGTGGCACACCTGATATCGGGGCTATCAACTGGTCTGCAATGGGGGTACGGCTGTAATGGCGACAATTGTACTTGATTCGGATACCTTCACGCGTGCAAATACTACTGCCAGTAGCACCATATCAACAGGATGGGGTACGGCTTCTAGCGGTTCGTCATGGTCTGTTACGACAGGAACCGCTACATACAGCATAGCAAGCAATGAGGGACACGCTACAAATTGTACGGCGTCCACAAACATGGTGCTAGGCAGCACAAGCGCGGCAGCTGTAGAGGGGCTTGTACGCGTCAAAACCAACAATTCAAGTACAACCCGTATGGGGATCAGTATACGCTGCAACGGTTCAACGACATTTTACATGGCCCGATTAAGCGCAAATGCGAATACCTTTGCAATCAGTAAAGTTGTGAGTGGAACTACTACCGATCTGTTTAGCACTGCTTTTACCGTCACGACAGGCTCTTTTTACTGGATTAAATTTAGAGCTATCGGAACAACACTGGAGGCGAAGGTATGGTTAGACGGGAATAGTGAGCCGGGATCTTGGACGGTAAGTGGTACTGACAGTAGCATCACAGCAGCGGGCACCTTTGGCTTAACCATCAATAGTAGCAGTTCTGCTACTACCTGGGATTTTGATAGCCTCTCAATAAACAATGGCACAAGCAACCAGACTGCACAGGTCAGGCTACGCTTGCAGGTGCAGAGGACTAAAACGGCACAAACGCGTACACGGCTCCAAGTTCTACGCACGCTCACTGCTCAAGTAAGAACGATATTAAGTGCTGGCACGCTTCGCACGCGAACGGCTCAGGTCCGCTTACGTTTACCATCCATCCGCACGAGGACTGCTCAAATCAGACTCATGCTCAATTCCCCACGTACAAGAACAGCCCAATTGCGGTTGAGATTACGTATCACAAATACACAAACGGCTCAGGTCCGACTAGTGTTAGCCACTCCGTCTATCCTCAACGGCGGTTTTACGTTGTTTGCCAACGGCACAGGAACAGTCAACTATGGCCATGTACGCTGGACTGAGTATCCCGATCCAAGCTTGAGCCTCTCGACAGTCACGCCACGCGTAGGCGCTACCAGTATCGCATGGAACGCACTCGTGCCAACGAATACGACGCTCGGAGTGGATGTTTCGTTTGATGGTGTGACCTGGACGGATGTGACTGCAAGCAACGGGGGCGCTCTGCCAGGGATCTACTCACAGCCTGATCCAAGTATTGACGGCTTCGATGAAAATACGAGCGCCAACTATACGAGCACCTTCAGAACGGGTGGTGCTGCTGCTAGCCCGACGTATGATACGGCCTATAGCCGGTTGATCCTGACTGGGGGCACGAATGCGCTCTACGTCTACAATGCCATCTCTCGTGCTGACGTGGACTTCTTCGCTGATCTCGATCAATCCGATGCAGGCGGGCTCGTGTGGCGCTATATCGACGCGAATAACTTCTACTACCTGCGACTCAACGACACGCTGTCCAGCACTGGCACGCTCAACACAGCAACGCTCTACAAAGTCGCCTCCAATGTGCAGACGACGCTAGGAAGCGCTACAATCGCCTATACGGTTGGTCTCTCGACAGGTAGCAGTTACACCGTGAATTTCACGCGGGGCACGTTCAGGCGCTTCAGAGTGACGATGCTAGCGGGTGTAATCACCGTGTACTGCGATGGGAACCAATTGCTCACCTACACCGATGGATCACCACTTGGGGCAGGCTTAATGGGCCTGTACAACAATGGGGGGACGACCGGGAGTCGCTATTATCAACTGTGGATGAGCCCGCAAGGTGACTACGTGACCGGCACACCGTCTGGCGATATCGTGACAGGACAATTCGTGTACACTCGGCTCAGGCTGGCGACCACCGACCCTACAGCCACGCCGCAAGTCGAGGATATCACGACAAACGCCTTCACGCCTGACATCAGCGAAGGGGTGCTTATCCCGTCTGTAACGTACAATGCTTCGTTCATCAGCAAAAATTTTGACGATCTCGCCAAGCAGAGCAACTATCCGTGGTACTTTGACAAACGGCGCAAAGCCATGGTGTTCCGTTCCTCCGATAGCGTGTATGCTCCCTGGATATTGCAGAGTTCGCCTGCGGGCATTGTCTCGACGGTGGACCTGGAAGTTGACGACAATCTTGAGCTAGACGTTGAGAACGATCTGTATCGCAATCGGCAAATCATTCTCGGAGCACTCGACACGGGCACGTTCAGCGAGACGCAAGTTGGGGACAATTCAACGCGTACATTTACACTCGGTTATCCATTGGCCTCCGCACCCTCGATCTCGCTCAACGGCATTGTCGATGCAAGCGTTGGCTTAAAGGGCACAACTGGCTTCGACTACTACTATGCGCTCAACGATCCGATTATCGTGCAAGACAGTAGCTTGCCATTATTGCAGAGCACCGATCAATTAGCCGTCACCTACTCAGGCTTCTTCGCCACGACCGTCGTCGTCGATGACGTGGCTCAGCAGCAGGCACGCGCACTCATCGAGGGTGGTACTGGCATTGTGGAGTCAGTTGAGGACCATACCGGGCAAAATATGACGCTAGATGCGGCCACGACGCTGGCGACACAATTACTGGAACGCTACGCCATTGCAGGAAGGACGCTCATCTTTGACACGTCACGGGATGGGCTAGAACTGGGAATGAATCTGAGTATCTTTCTGCCAGAACATGCGGTTTGGGATGGACAATTTATGATCACGCAAATTGAGATTACGCTTCAGAAGGGGCTTAATGATACGCAAGTTTATTGGTACAAAGTTACAGCCAGTGAACTCCCTAAACAAGACTCATGGGCAAAACTTATCGCAAGTGGATTAGGACTAGAAGGTTGACGATGGATCAGACGAGTACACCGCCTAGCAACAATATGACGGACCTGCTCATTCGTGTCAACAACGTCGAGCAGCAAGTCAAGTTGCTTCAAGACGAACAACATCAATATGTGCCAGCGTCTGTCAACAATTTACACCTGGACAATATACGCACATCGGTTGGCAGGATTGAGCGCGATGTATCTGGTATGAGCGCTCAATTGACCGATCTCAACAACCAGCTAGCAAAACAGCGAGAGAGTCAAGCTAACCTGCAAATTAGAGCGCTCTGGGTCATTGTTGCGGCTTTTTTTACAGTGCTTGGCGGTGTCCTTATAAATTTTTTCACGCACTTTATCCACTAGAAAGGAGGTAGCCATGATTAATACGCCCACAAGATTCCGCACGTTCACTCGCATC